CCCTAGTCACCACTGGTTATAAATGGGGCATACATCATAATTGCATGATTTTCAACTACAAATTCATCATCCAACAAATCATCATCTAGGTTGTATTTTTTCCTGTGTATTAAATTATGGCGGGTATAACCACCCCAATATTCAGATTGCATTCTGTGCTCTTTTTCGTATACAGTATATTTAAATATAGGGGGTGAATCACACATCCACGCGCCTATTAATTCTGTATCTGTAATTTCTAAAACTAACTGAAATGTAAATTCTGTATTATTACCAATCATTAAATCGCCATAATTGTAAAAACATGTCGCACCACTTCCAAAAGGCTGGGTTCTATTTGAATCAGGAAATACATCATAACCATGCCTATGACGTTCAATTACAGTTAATGGAGTGTGAATTGTTATCCAGTATATCAAATTGGATAACTGGCATAAACCACCACCAGTACCAACTGTAACCTCGCCATTTTTTAATATCATGCCCTTTTGATATCCTTTTTGTTTTGTTGGTTTACCAATCATCTTCCAATATGAAAATACTTGGTTTGGTTTGATTGTCACCTTATGAATTTTGGGTACTGCAATTTTTAGATTAGCTACTTTGTTTGTTTGTAAATACATATCCACATCTTTTAAAACCCTAAATAATGGGGTTTTATGTGAACTATATTCATATGGAAGTTCATCATTTGTTTTGTGTGCAAAATTATAACCACTGAATCTCCACAAAATATGCCTCTTTAGCGTAAAATATTTTTTACCCAAATATAATCTAAATTCCCCCCTGTTTTTGGGTTTTTTAAATGGGATTTTCAATTTATTCATCATCCTTATATGTTGACAGTAATCTTTGTAACCTATAAAATACCTATTGGGTGTCCATAGCTCAGGGGATAGAGCGTTCGCCTCCGGAGCGAAAGGTCGTAGGTTCAATTCCTATTGGACACAATAATAACCTAGTGATTGTAAAAAGTCACTAGGTTTATTTACTGGACTTCTTGGTATAATCCTATTATTACATCATCACCATCAGGGTTTAAGTTAAATTGTCTTTGGAATGCCATTACCAATTCCCTTGTATCACCCCCAAAAACACCATTAGGGTTTTGAATGAATGGACGTATCCACCAATTACCAGCAATGCGATTTAGATAGAGTTGTATACGCCGTACATCTTCACCCCTAGAGCCTTCTCGTAGTGCAGTACCTGGGTACGCACCTGGGTTTCTAGTCCCAAAGTTGGTAGATTGTACAATATTTATATCATCTGGGTAGTAGTATCTAAGAATTTGAATTGGTGTGAATCCTCGTGTTGCCAAGATTTGAGAGCCATGTTGTGACATTCCTGCACATCTAGACCAAGTAGTCGTGGGGCTTCCATTACAATAAGATGTTAGGAATGGCTCTCTGCGTCCAGGACGACGTACAAACTGATTAAAAATACCTGCTACAATCTGTGCTACATTCTCAAAAATTGGACGACCTTCTATAAAAACTTGGTCAAATTGATAGGTGTTTGTTATATCAAAATTTCGCCCTTGGCTTCGATACCAATGTGTAGTAAACTGTTTTTAAGGAAGGTATGTATCTGTGAAACCGACGTACTTGTAAAAGATTCGCACGTCTTGAACTAATTGGTTTTCTATCATCACTCGCTCGCCAATTTCGATTTTTTCAATCAAGCTAGTGAGTAGTTCCCTGTCCACTTCTATTGAAGCGGATTTTTCTTTTATAAGAGCAACCCATTTGGCTATATCGTCCAACCTAGCATCAGCTTTTTGACTGGTTTGCTTTAGATTGTTTAGGCTGCCTTCAGCATGGATTCTTCGTTCTTCAATACCACCAGCCAATGTAACAAATGTTTCGGGTGATATTAAGCCTGCGACTTTATCCTCGTAAAGCTGGTCTATTTGGTTTTCGAGTGTGTATAATTGCTGTTCCAGTACCTTGCGTTGTAATATCATATTTGTTTTATTCGCTTCATAGCCACCAACTATGCTTTTCCTCAGCACATCCAACATGCTCTTTTCGTTGAGTGTGAAATTGTTGGCGATTCCTTGGATATGTTTCATTACCAAGTCTTTTAATCGGCGTTCCGATATTTTGTGTGATGAACACACCGTCTGGCCACTACGAGAGTAAGTGCGACAGATATATCCGCCAAAGTCTGCCACTCTACCATCTTTTTTTGTTTCCTTATGAATAACATAGCCCATTTTAGTATTGCAATCTGGGCAAATAAGCAAACCTGCAAACAGTCGTTGTTGTGGTTCATCAGCATATATGGCGTTGTTCTTGGCTACTTGGTTCAACTTCTGAACCTTGTCCCACACCTCTGTAGAAATAATGGGTGGATGTGTATTTTCCACCCGAATCCACTCACTTTCATCTCGTCTGCGTTCTCTTTTGTCACGATATGAGCGAGTACCACGTTTAAGAGAAACAGTGTTGCCAATATATACTTCATTATTCAAAATTAGCTTGACTGTTCTTACTGTCCAAACTTCGGTAGTGATGGCTTTTGTTGTACGCCCTTGTTTTTGAAAATAGTACAAACGGGGTGGTAGAAGCTCTTCTTTGTTAAGCTCTCCTGCAACTTTTGAATATCCCATGCCAGTTGCTCTCAGTAAAAACATCTTCTTCACAACTTCAGCAGCGTATTCATCAATAATTAGCCGTGAACGCTCATTAGGGTTGATGTCATAGCCATATGGGGGCGTTCCGCTTAACCGTTGCCCGTCTTTTGCTTTAGCCACTATAGAGGATTTTATCCGCTCGCTTACATCTTTGACAAAAAAATCGTTTATTGCGTTGAGAAAAGGAATAATGTCATTTTCACCAGTTTCTGTATCTATTCCATCAGCCAAAGCTACGAAACGACACCCTAATGCTGGTAATACATCCTCCAGATAACGCCCAACTTCCAAGTAGTTTCGTCCTAAACGACTAAGGTCTTTTACCAACACAAGATTAATTACTCCCGCTTTGATATCCGCCATCATATCACGAAAACCTTGACGATTGAAATTTATTCCAGTTGCACCATCATCAACATAGGTACGAGTCTCAATCCAACTAGGCATTGCTCCGATAAATTTTTTCATTATTGATATTTGATTTTCAATACTGTAAGATTCATCAGTATTGCGATAGTTCTTACTTTCTTGTGAAAGGCGAACATACATACCAACATTATACAATTTATGGCTCATAAGTTTGCTACCGCCTTCCTGTCAAAAATTACATTGTTTTCAGAAGGGGCAATTACCATTTCATTAAGCCTAATTGCATCTACATCACCTACATGATTATAGATGATTTTAATATCACACACTCGTTGCCCAGATACGTATTGAGCCTCACTAACAATAATTTTGTCTATGAGCAATAATAATGTTTCAGTGTCAAGGCTGTCGATTTCGGTATATTGCTTTATGAGGTTAATCCACTCGCCTGTGTTATCAGCGATAGGCTTTATTGTATCAATTCGTTTTTCGAGCGTTTTTGCTGCCTGTACTCGCTCTATCATTTCTCTCTCATACTTTTGAATCTGACGTTTAAACAAACTATCAGGAATTAATCCCGAAATTTTATCCGCATAAAGATTTTCAATAAGCACATCTAATTTTCTGATTTGAGTTCGATGTGCCTCTAGCTCACTTACGTAAGCCCCATGATATGATGTGGTATCAATTTTCTTTGCAGATAAAACTGCCTGTGCCACTCGTTGCTCGTCGTGTTGCACAAGAAGAGCAAATTTGCGTATATGTGCAATCACCAACTCAGCAAGTGGATTCTCTCCTATTCCATGTATGGTGCAAATATCTTTACCATTGTTAGCATAGGTACTACACATATATGAAACGCGCCGATGTTCACTACCATCTTTACGGATGTACTTGTCTACTTGCCCACGAAGTCTAAAGCCACAGTCTGCACAAAAAAGTATACCCACGAACAGATTTTTCTTGCCACTATCCTTTTGTTGCCTTGGTTTGTATTTTCTATGAATATAGGACTGAACTCTGTTCCATATTTCTATATCAATAATGGGTTCGTGTGCGTTTTCTATGCGAATCCAGTTATCTTCATCTTTCTTAATCTGTTTCTGGTTTTTATAAGATATTGTACCTGTTTTACCTGATACAAGATTACCTATATAGACCTCATTTTTCAAGATATCCATAACTGTGGTGTTTCCCCATACTTGCCTAGACTTGCAAGGATTTTTACTGCCTCTTATTTGATAATAGTATTCTTTTGGACAGAGAATGCCATCCCGATTGAGTTTTGCCGTAATTGCTTTGAAACTCATTCCAGATGCTCGCATTTCAAACATTTTGCGAACAATTGGGGCAGTGTTTTCATCTGGCACTAGCTTACTACGGTTCTGAACGTCTTTCTTGTAACCATACGGGGCATATGTGCCGTGAAACTTGCCACTTTCGGCAGATGCTCTTTTCCCAGCACGAATCTTCACGCTGGTTGTTTTGCTATGTTGCTCGTTGAACCAGTTGCGAAAAACCATCATATCGTCTAATTTTTCATTAAGAGATATCAATTCGCAACCATACTCTGGCAGTATTACCTCAGCTAAATTGCCAACTTCTAAATAATTCCTGCCTAACCTTGAGAGGTCTTTTATTAATATCGTGTTAATGAAACCAGACTTGACATCCGCTATCATCCGTTGAAAAGCTGGACGATTTTGGTTTGTCCCTGAAAAGCCATCATCTTGGTATATTTCCCTTAATTCCCACCCCATATCACT